ACAACAAGGAGTTGTAACTAAAAATGCTTTACTAAATTGATTGAATCCTTGAATTCTGCTAATTTTTGAGTTACGGAACTCAATTCTTACACCATACTCAGTATCACATTCAGCTTTAAAATTACCTACAGTAACCTTCATAGGTTGACCTGCAGTGTGAGGTTTAAAAGTTAAATCTGTAATACCTTTAGTTTGGATAAATTGCCCAGCAGAAGTTCTAATGTCTTCTAAAAGACCTGAACCTGTTTTATCAACTCCTACAGCTAAAGTTATACTTTTAGTTCCAACAGGAACTGCAGTTGCATAAGCTAGACCTGTTAAAGCATCAAAAACACCTAATTGCCCTGGCAATAAATTATCTACAGTACTACCAGTAGTAGCCAAAGCTTGATTACCTTTTGTAGGTAATATTTGAAAAACGTCATTGTTACGATTACTCATAATTTCTAGTTTTATTAATTAAACAATTTGATTAAAACCTAACTTACTAGCTTTAACTTGTAAGTCTGAAGTTTGCACTTCACTTGCAGCAAGCATCACTGCTATATCAACAATTTCCCTATGGGTGTGGTCTGGGAGATCACAATTCACAGTACCGGTTAAGGTTACACCTGAGGGATGGTTATAGCTTCCTGTCCCAAAATCTTGGGCATTGTGCATATAAGCCATTTTGCGTATATAAGACAATTTAGCTTCATCTATTGTAAAGGTCCCATCTGTAAAAGATTGGATACCTTGAGATTCATAAATCCCATTAACTTCTCTCCATTCAAAAGAAGCATTGTAAAATTGACTTTCTTCAAAAAGATCATTGTGTTCTCTTATGTAAAGGACACCTTCTTCTCCTTTACAATTTCCTTTTGAAAGCTTTACTCTGCATCTTACAAAATATAAGTAGTTAGGAGGTAAAGCAATCACATTATTAACCACAGGAGTCCATGTACCACCAATAACAATACTTTTAATATCATCAATTAATCTTTGAGACATTTCAAAACCAAGACCATTATCAGTTTTAGGAATAGCAACTCTTTTAACAAAAAGCTCAGCAGCCTCATTAAGAAGCCAGTCAATTTCAGGAACTAAAAGACCCTTGTTTTTTTGACTATCTATTTTGTTAAACTTCTGTTTGAAGTCATAGTGCATTTCCCTGGTTGTCATAACTCTTAGTTATTAATCTTAGACAATATTAACATTTTAATATCTTGATTATCTTCTTTTGAAAGATACTCAGCAACTTCAATTTCATCAATACCTAAAGGAGAGTCCATGTGGAAGATTCTTTGACCTTCTCTTCTTAATACAGATTTTTGTAATGCTTCCAAAACAAGAGCATGTGATGCTGTTTGTTTTTTATCCATGTTCAAATATCTTAAAAACTCACTTGCATCTTTAGTAATGATCTTATCCAATTCTACAGCCACAAAGTCTGCTGATTGGTTCTTCATGTTTTTACCACCTAATACAAGTATCAATTGTACTTTTCTATCTAATGATAATTTAGAAGCTTCAATGATTGCAGTATTCTTGGTTTCCACTTTACTTGCCATTACTGATGCTTGTTCTGCTTCATCAAAAATAACATGGGTAGCTTCTGGCCACATACCTAAATCATATTCTGCCATTGAATTGGCAACATACTTACTTGCTTTCATTACTCTGATTTTAATAAAATCTAGAGCATTATCTGTGTCAAAAAACATTGTATTGTTTTCTAACTTAATAATAGCCATACCAGAGTCCCAAAATGGGTGAGGTGCTTCAGAATTATAGTGAGCTGATAAATCATAGTTTACACCTTTCTTGGCTAATTCTTTAATGTCTGCACTTGATAACCCTGTAGCATAGGTCATAGTACTACCATCTACCAATGCTTGAATTTTCTTTGGTCTTGTGAAAGACTCTTGACCTGTCTTGTTGTGCCATCTTTTTGACTCAATAGGTCTAACTTCAACTTTTACTGATGCCATAATTTTTTCTTTTTAAATTAATGAACTTATTTTTGGGGAAACTTTTTTCCCTTTACCACCAAAAGCTCCCTGTTACAGGAGCTTATTAGTAGAATATACAATATTATTTTTTAGGTTTTGCCATTGGTTTTGGCTTTCCTGTACCACCTGATTTAGGTCTACATAAACCTGCTTTACTAGATGCCATCTTAGTTACGAGATAAGATTAATTCTCCACATTTAGTAATGTCATGGATATGGATACCACATGATTTTTCAACGTGCATTTCATAGTAAGAACCAGAGTGTGCAGAAGAACCACCATTTTTAGGACCATAAGGACCATACATACCTTCAACATAAGTAAAGGCAAAACCATCTTTCTTGTTCATGATTTTGATATTAGAGTTTTTAGATTCTCCTGAGAAGTCTAAGAATGTAATTCTTTGAGACTCAATTGGGAAACCTGTAACTTCATCAATTTCAAAGTTAATCTCTCTATCATCATAAAGAGGATTGTGGATTAACTCAAGAGATGCACCATTGGCCATATTATATTTCACAAATTGGTAACCTGCTTCAAGGGAATTAGTATGTACTGAGTTAGTCACTTTGTTAGTGTAAACTTCAATATTTTTAATAAACCCTGATTTATTTTGCCAATCTTGGATAGCTCTGTGGAATTGTAACATTCCATACTCTCCTGTGAATCCTTTAACCTGTCTTCCAGCACCTGGCTTAACACGAGAATAGAAAATATCTTGTAAGTACTCTTCAATTAACTTAGCAGTTAAGTGAGAATATCTATGTTGATGTGAATCTTCTAATTGCTCTTGAATTCCAGGACCCATTCTTACTGGTCTTCCATTAGCTCCTAATACAGTATCTGCAGATCTTGAATACCAATATCCACGTTCTACTTCTCTGTACCATTGTTGCCAATATTCAACTTCAGCATAACGCATCCATGAATTGTGATAAGCACCTTTTGAATCTGGAATAGCTACAGCCAATACTTCAGTTGAAGCATAGTCAGTGATTCTATATTCTTTACGATACTTAGACATTCTATTTCTGAAGGCAATTGGTAAACTGAAAACAGTTGAACCTGATTGCTCAGCAGCTTCTTCATATTGAGAGAATAATTTACCCCATTGTTGTCCTGGTTTCAAATATTTCACAGGCATAAATGCTTGAGGATCATCTGAGTTCATTCTTACAGTGTAGACAGTTCCATCTCCATGTTTAATTCCTTGATTTTGTACACGCACTTGGTATTTCTTGTTAGAAGTACCTGGCATAATAACATCCCCTGGTAAGTACCAGTTTTCATCAAGTTTTAACTTGAATGTTTTTTTGAATTTTCCAGGAGTTAAATTGCTTGTAATTTCAACATTTTCTACAACAACTAGAGGTCTAGTATTTGCACCTTTTAATTCCCACTCCCATTCTGTGTTACCAATTGTTTCTTCTGTTTTGGAATTACCCATCAACAAAGAAGACATTGGATTATCAGAGTAATAATTCTGAGCTGAGAACAGCTTGTCCATTTCTCCTAAAATACGGTGTGGTTTAGCAATCAGAGCAGCACCTAAGTGAGATTGCTCAGTCATGTTGGCATTCCACTCCATCTCTTTAACGAGAAGCTTGCTTCCTAATGTAGCCATTTTGATTTAATTTAAAGTTAGTAATTAATTGATTAATCCTCTAGCATATCCCAGAGGGCCTTTTTATTGGATTTGTGACCTCCACTTTCTGAATTTGATAATTCTTTTCTGTCAACTCTTTCAACAGCTTCTTTAATGCCTCTTGCAGCTTGAGTTTGTTTTTTTCTTTCAATAGCACTAAAATCAAAATCTGTTTTTAATAGTTTAGCTAAAAGAACTATTTTGTCTTTGTCAGCCATAACTTTGAACAAGTCTGCTTGCATTTCACTTACATATCTACCATCTTGTAATTCTACATTGGGTTCTGATATATAAGTAGGAAGACTTGTTTTATCTTGTTTAGATATTGGTAATCCTCCTAACTCATTCAAACTATTGATGTGAGTAGTGATGTTAGTCTTATACTCTCTAGCTTGTTTCTTTCTATTATCTAGATTTTCTTTCTGTCTTTGAACTTGACCTGCAGTCTCAGCTTCCTGTTCTGCTACAATCTTATCAAAAGATTTTTTAGAAATATTTCCTAGCTTTCCACTGTCCTTTAAAAACTCTACTTGAGAGTCTATATATTCTTGGTCATAACCTTGATTTTTTAAATCCATGGTCACTGCAAGAACTTGGACATCTTCATTTTCAATATCACTATTCTTAGTGATACCTGAAGTTGCATGTTGAACCATTTTACCTAATAGTTCTCCAACATCTCCTCCTTTAGAAGCAAACTTAATCAAGTCTTTAATGTCTTGAGGTAAGTCTTTTATTGTAGCTTCTACTTCTGACTCTAAAGCTTTCTCCCAAGAGTCTTCAATTAGATGCTCTGCTTCTTCTTCAGTAAGTTCTTTACCTTCCTCTAATTCATAATCTACAAGACCTTTTTCTTTTAAGAACTCAAGAGTCTGTTTATTATTTACATTAGTTACTGGTTCTTTTTTACCTGAAGGAGTTCCTTTATCATCTTCATCCTCATCTTCAGTTGCAACTTTAGAAGTTTTTTCAAAAGAACTAAATTGATCATCAATTAACTCTTGTTGTTCTTTTTCTTCTTTTTCTTTTGCAAGAGTGTCTTCTGTTTTAACATCATCTTTAGATGCTATCTCTACTACATCTACTTCTAGATTAGTCTCTCCGAAGAAATCATGTTGCTGTGAAGTGTCTTCCCAGCCTGCAAATTGGTCAATGGTTTTCTCTGTTCCACTCATAATTGTGACAAATTTAAGTTTAATTATTTAATTAATTACATATTCAAAATGAAGCTTTAGTATTTAAACTATAATAGCCTTATTTTATTTTCCTGCTCCCTTTTGAGCAATTTCTTTTGCTTTAAGTTTATTCTTTTCTTTATCATTCTCTATAGTATGATCTATCATTTTAGATTCATTAGCTACTTGTGCTCTTTTTATTTCAGCATCAACTCCATGTTTAGCTATTTCAAGAACATCAGGTATGCCATCATTATCTTGATCTTTGTTAATATCAAATCCCATAGAAAGAATAGTTTGTTGTTGAATAACAGTTTTTCTTCTTTCTTCTTCTTTAAGAACAATCATTTCTCCTTCATGAGCCCACTCTTCTTTCTTAAATTCAAGTTCTTTTTGTTGGAAGTCAGCTTTAGCTTTATCTGCAGCTTGAGCTTGAGCTTGTTCTCTATTACTTCTAAGTTCTTCAGATACCAATAAGGCTTCTTCAGCTTCTTGTATAGAATCTTGTTTAATGACTTTAAGAACATCAGATAATTCAATTTTTTGATTCTGCATAGCAGCATGAGCCAATTGTTGAATAGTTTGTTTAATTTCTTCTGACATAGAGGAGTCTTCCATAAACAAACCTAAAGTACTTTCATCAAGTAAGTTAATATCCATCTGTAACATTTCTGCAGACATATCATCTAAGATGTAAGTAATATTTTTTTTATCTGAATTAGCATAAGCTACTTTAGCAATATCAAGTAATCCTTGAAGTACATTTCTTTTAATACAATTATGTAAGTCAAAGTAAGGTTCAAGCATGTGAGAAGTCTGAACTAAGTTTTGTTGGTTATTACCAACTCTTTCAGATACAGAAGTCTGCCCTAATACAGGGTCAGTTATACCTACAGATTTACCACATTTTTGTTCTAGATAATCAGCAAGTTGTATGTATTTTTGAATGTCAGAAGCTAAAGATAAATCTAAAGTCTTAGCAATAGTATTTACATCAGATTGATTCATTCCTTCTTCATCAGGATTGTACCACATAAAAGGAGTACTCTCAAAAAGGTATTGCCATTTCTTAAGGTCAATTCCGGAGTCAGTAGGAATAGCATTAATGTTCATTAAGATTTTCTTACCTTTATCTGAAGCCAAGAGTAACTCTAATCTGTACATTACTATATTATAGTAGTACTGATAAACTTTCATTCTATCCATTACAGAAGTAGGTTGAGAGTTTATATTATCATAGATTGCACCATAGTAAGGTAAATTACATTTATAGATATTGTCCATATCTTTAAATTGTCCAGGAATTGGTCTCATTTCTTTATAGATATGCATACCAATTTTATATCCTTCATATACTTCAGGAATCCATTCCCACTTAATTTTTACATCTCCATTATCTTTATCTAGTTTATAAGTTTCATCAACCATAAACTTAGTTTGAAGGATACCATCTTCATCAATATAATCTAACCAACCTATTTTTCTAAGTCCTTTAAATACACAATGCAATACTCTTACAGCATTCTTATCCTCATAAGTAAGGTATTCATCAAAGTTAAATAAGTTATCATGTACTCTCTGAGTAATGTGGTGATTATAGTTTCTCCAAAGAGTGTCTATCTCTTGGTCAGTAAGTTCAAAAGTTTGAACTATTTGAGAAGGATGCATTCTGTATTCAGCTGCTGCCCATTCTCCTTGTTCAATATAATCTAAATCTGAAGCTTTATCACAAGAAAATCTAACAGGGTTTACAACTTTCATGGCTGGTTCTCCATTGATTATTCCTAACCAATATACTTCATAAGCTGAGATTAAACCATGTTTCCAACCATTATTAAATTTTTTTCTAGCGTCTAATTTCTTAATTAAGTAATTAAGAATCTGTTGTCCTTGAACTTCAGCAGGATCCCTATGGTCCCTTTTCATGTATGCTCTAACTTTATCTGGAGTGGCAGCTTCAATTTCTGCTGCTAATTTTTCTTGTATTTGTTGAGACTCTTGTTCAGACAATTCTCTGCCTTTCATTTGAGCCTGATATTCTTCTTCCTTTTGTTGCTTAATAGGTTGCATTATAGAGTTAACTACAAAGTCTGTAATTTTTTTAGTCTCTTCTTCTACTTTTCTATTTGAAGCTTCTTTATTAGTTGCAATTACTCTATACCCAAAAGGTCTTTTCATCTCCATTCCAATAAGAGCTTTTACTCTATAAGAGCAAATATCTCTATTAGCCATTTGAGCTGGCATCTCTCCTTGATCAGCACCATAAGGACTAGCTACATAAGCAAAGTCTGAAAGGTCTATAATGTTGTTAAACAAATCATAGTTTACTCTCATTCTTTTATACTCATTTACCCCTCCATATCCAATAGATAAGAAGTTGGCTTTAGTATCATACATGTCAATCTTTTCTCTATACCAAAGGAATTTATTATCTTCCTTTTCTTTTCTACTGAGTCTTTCAGTAGAATATGACTTGGGTTGTGTAACTGGTTGATTCATTTGCTTAAAGAATAAGTATCTACAAAAGTAATAATTATTTTAATGATTGTAATGAATTTCTACCATTATTTTTCATATAGGCAGTATCCATCATAGCAAGAAGTTGCTTTGCTTTATCATTTCCTTTTGTTTTTGGTTGATATTCTTTACCATGCAAATCTTCTTGGTCTTGAAACATAACTTGCATAAGAGCCATAACCCTATCAAAGTTTCCTTTTCTGTTATACCCAATCAATTCTTCCAAGAGTCCAATAGAATAGATTTGGTCTAAAGCTCTAATAGGCATACCATCATCATCAAAATCAAGTGTTTCTAACAACCAAGATTTGATATACTTTTCACCTGCATCTTTAAGTTGGTCTATCATGTGACAACCATATACTCTATTTACTTTAGAATTCTTCACATTCTTCTTAATAACTTCATCAGGTTGATAAGCTAAGTAATGTAATTGTTTTCTTCTCCTGAAGTAATCCTTTACATGGGTTACCTCATTCTCATGCATTATAGTAGTATTATATAGTTCAGCAAATAATCTACAAATGTAGTTTACATCATCAGCTTCTCCAGGTCTTCCCACATACTCTGCAACAATTATTCTCTTAGCCCTGTCTCCTATAATGACACTCTTGTACACATAAACTGCTGCAAGAGAGGAACCTTTATCCTGTCTGTAAGGGTCATACCCTATCTTATAAGCACCCCGCATTGGAATTTCAGCAGGATACTCATAAATAACAGGGCATCCTTCTAGAGAAGTATTATCAGGTTTTTGTCTGTAGATTACATTGGCACTACCATCTAAGATAGGTTCTGCTTTTACTTTCTTAGAGTCATAGTCATAGAATAGTTTAACAGGTGTCCCCATAATCATGTGGAGATTCTTTGCTTTTACTATTTCTAATTGTCTCTTTAATTCAAGTACAGGAAAGTTATTTACACTAACCATACCAAAGGCTTCAAATGGGCCCAAAGGTTTCTCCTGCATTCTTCTTTGAATATCAGCAGATGTAGCTCCATTATCCAATAAGAGTTTTCTTTGAGCTAACTCTAATGCTTTGGCTCCTACAGTATCTGAGTTACCTTGTTCATCATAGTAACCTTCCATATTCCAAGTGATAGGGTGGAAGAATCCACACTTCATATCCTCAGACTCTTCATCCCAAATATTCTGAAAAGGTAATAAACCAAATCTTAAAGGGTTTGAGTGCATTTCAGAATAATCTGCAGTACCACCTTCCATATCTCCTGATGTTCCAAAGACAGTAATCATTCCTGTTTTAATTGCTCCTGCCATTACACAATCTTGAGAAGCTGCATAAGAATCTTTAAGTAATCCAGGAGTACCAAAGGCTCCAGACTCTTCAAAGATTAAATCTCTGGCATCTTTTCCCCTAGCAGCATCTGCATTATCTTTAAAAGTAATTGCCATGATTTCAGATAAGAAACCTGTTTCAATTTTAACCCCATTTCTGTATTCAATAGTAGAAGCTTTAACGTGGTCCATTTTATCCACAACATCTTTAGGATATACCCAAGCTGTGTTAGCATTGATAAAGTTGAGGTAATTGGAAGCCATTGTATAGATACCTTTAGGATAAAGGAATCTTTTTTCATAAGCACCAAAGATAGTAAGAGCTTTAGGGTAGCATAAGTAATTCTTAACAGCAATAGCTGCATTCTTATAAGAGTATCCCTTTCTTCTAGACTTACCTACAATAAGATTATAACCTCCATTTAAGTAGTCTACTTCAATCTTAACTTCAAGTTGAAGTCCTTTAAACAGTTCTTCTAAAGCTTTTTTCTGTGCTTCAGTTTCAGGTAATGTTTTAGTATATACTCTACAAGTTTCTTCAAACTCTGTTTGAACTCCTAACCCATCAACTATACCATTAAAGGCAATTTCTCTTGCCCAAAAGTAATTGTAATCCCCATCCCAGAAATCTGGAAAGTCAGTAACTTTAGCTGACTTCTTTGCATTCATATCCTCTACTTTAAGGATAGGACAGAAGTTTAAATAGAAATAGTGGTCCCCGGTAATCTTTACACCACCTGAAGTATAACCATTAATAATTCTATTTCTTTGTTCTTGCCAATAAGTAAACCAATCAGGGGAACCCCAAGGATCTAGACAGTAGGCATTATACCTCTGAAACTTTCTAGCTTCTTCTCTAAACACTTCTGTGTTTATCCAAATCCCATCAGGGTTTCTAATTGCTCCTAATTGACTCATGTATTACTCAGATATAAATTGTA